GACCACGACCGCAAGACCCTCCTCACCGGCCTCTCGGCCACCCAGGGCGGCGCGTACGTCCAGAACGCCCTGCTCGGTCAGACCGTCGACCTGATCGGCGAACGGGGCCTTCGGGTTCGGGACCTCTGCACCAACATCAACATCACGTCGGACACGTTCGAGTACGTGACGATCACCGGCAAGACCAACGCTGCGGCACCGGTCCTCGAGGCCACCACCTCCGCAACGCCTGGTCTGAACAACGTGGCCGTGGCTGCGTACGGTGCGACGCACGGTGCGAAGCCCGAGTCCGCGATCGCCCTGGCCGTGGTCACGTCCCCGGTCGAGACGATCGCCCACTTCATCCCGGTCACCCGTCGCGCCGCGGCGGACGCCCCGCAGCTCTCGGCGCTCGTCAACGCGTTCCTGCTGTACGGGCTCGCCGAGGAGGAAGAGGACCAGATCGTCGGCGGTTCCGGCACCTCGCCGGCACTCCGAGGCATCCTCAACGTCGTCGGCATCAACACCGTCGGCTCTGCGGGCACGGACATCGACGCCATCGTTGACGGCATCGCCGCCATCCGCGCCGACCGACGCAACCCCAACGGGCTCGTCGTCCACCCGAACGACTGGTACTCCACCGGGTTCCTCACCGCCAAGGACTCCGCTGGCAACTACCTGCTGTCCAACCCCGGCGCTGGCATCGACCAGCTCAACACCCTCTGGGGTCTGCGGGTCGTCGTCTCCGAGGCCATGACGGAGAACACCATCCTCATCGGTGACTTTCGTCAGGCCGTGGTGGCTGATCGTCAGCAGGCGACCATCTACGTCACCGACTCGCACAACGACTGGTTCACGAGGAACATCCTCGCGGTGCTGGCCGAAGAGCGGCTCGGCTTCGGAGTCCTGGACCCCGAGGCGTTTTGCAGCGTCACCGCCGTCTGAGGCTGAACGACCACAGTTAGTAGTGGGGATGGAGGGACCATCACCCCTCCATCCCCACTAGCTCTGGAAAGGGAGCGCACATGCCACAGGACGAACGGGGCCGGGTCGAACCGGCGGACGAGAACCTGGCCCTCGCCGATCTGGCGTCAGCGGCCCGAACCACGTCGACCAACTCGACAGCGTTCGACACCACCAACATCGACTCGATCAACGGAACGCTGATCGTCACGGTCGTGTCGGGGACGAACCCGACGCTCGACGTGATCCTCCAGACGACCGCTGACGGGACGAACTACTACACGGTCGCCGCGTTCACGCAGCAGACCGACGTGAACACCGGGCTGGCGAAGATCTTCGGCCCGTTGGGTGATACCTCCCGGTGGGCGTGGACCATCGGCGGCACGTCGACTCCGACGTTCACGTTCTCGATCGCATCTACCGTCGACAGGGACAACTGACATGGCTGACGAAACCGAAGACGTGGGCGAGCCCCGCATCGTCTCGAAGACCGAACGGAACGCGGCGACGTCGCAGCGTGACAACGCATCGGGTCCACCGAAGCAGGTGGAAGCGAAGCAGGGTCGCCCGAACGACTACGAGATCAAGGTCCACGAATGGGCGCTCGAGAACTCGACTCTCGCCGGTCGGAAGAAGCAGGCCGAGAAGCGGCAGCAGAAGCAGGTCAGCAAGGACGACGATCAGGCTGAGAACAAGCAGGTTTCCAAGAGGGCCGCGTCCAAGAAGTAGTGATCGTCAACGGCTACGCCACTCTCGAGCAGCTCGAGGAGCACATCGGCGACCCGCGTGGCCAGTACGACGCTCTGATGGAGCGGGCCATCGAGTCCGCTGCTCGGGTAATCGACACGTACACGCACCGGCGGTTCTACCTGGACACGGTGAGCTCGGCCCGGTTGTTCCGGTCGTCGGGGGACATCATCCACACTGCTGATTTCGTGACGTTGACGTCGATCACCCCAGAAACATCGTTGGGTGTTCTGGGGTCGGCGTACGACTCGACGTCGTATCGGCCGGGTCCGTTGAATGCCGAGGTGGCGCAGGAGCCGTACCACTTCATCGAGGGGACCTCGTTGTCGTGGGGGTACGCGTCGGTCGATGCGGTCTGGGGTTGGCCGACGATCCCGGTTGCGGTCAATCAGGCGAACCTCTTGAAGGCGGCACGCATCTACAAGCGGCGTGAGTCGGTGAACGCCACGTTGGGGTTCGACGAGTTCGCGTTGCGGATCACCCGCGAGGACGCGGATGTGATGGATCTCCTGTCCCCGTACCGCTGGGTCACTGTTGCCTGATGGCTCAGACCACCCTTCGTGAGTTGCGTGGGGGCCTCGGTGCCGCGCTGGAGAGCATCGAGGGCCTCGCCGTCCACGAAACCATCGGCGGCACCTACAACCCCCCGTTCGCCGTCGTTCTCCTTCGGGAGATCGCCTCCTACCGGGAGACCTTCGGCCGGACAGGGAACATCAGCATTCAGTTCAACGTCCTCGTGTTTGTCGCCCGAGCCGACGACCAGCTCGCCCAAACCAACCTCGACGAGTACGTCGACTGGGTCGGGGACCTGAGCGTCCCGCAGCATCTCGAGGCCGACAAGACCATGGGCGGCGTCGCGGAGCATGTGTACGTCGACTCGTTCCGACTCCTTGGTGCCGAAGAGGTCGCGGGCTACGGGTATCTCGGTGGCGAGTTTTTAGTGACAGTTCGAGCAGACAGGGAGCGTGCCTAGATGGCCGACGAAGTGCAGTCGCACAGCTACATCGTCCTCAGCGACAACTACACGGGTGGCGAGAAGGGCAAGCGCGTGTCGCTCCCCGCGACCCCGCAGACCGCGATTCTCGTGGAGTCGGGGCACATCAAGCCGGCGTCGAAGGCTGCCACCGCTGCGGTTGAGGAAGCCAAGGACGATAAGCCGTAATGGCGTCCCACGTCCTCCAGAACTGCGCGGTGTGGCACGGGTCCGCTGACCTGACCGCGCAGGCGAACTCGGTGGAGGTCGGGCAGGAGATCGCCGAGGTCGACAACACCACGTTCTCAGGGAACGGGTTCGCCTCGGCGCTCCCCGGACTCAAGTCGGCGACGATCAACTATCAGGGGTTCGCTGATTTCGAGAACGGCTCCGACCTCGAGCTGTTCACTCTCGCCTCATCCGACGCCAACGTCGCCACCGTCGCGTTCGACCAGACCATCGGCGCCCGTGCGTGGCACTCCAAGGGCATGAACGCCACGTTCGCCCCGCTGTCGGGGTCGGTGGGCGAGATCGCCCAGCTCACCGGGACACTGCACTCGTCGCAGTCCGCTTACGGGCTCCGGTCGGGGAAGGTCGTCGCCAACAAGGCCGCACGCACCACGACCGTCTCGACGACGGGTCAGCAGCTCTTCAGCGCTGGCACGGTCACTCTGCTGACCGCAGCCGCCCACTTCTTCACGGTCACCGGCACCACACCGTCCTGTGTGGTCACGGTGCAGTCTTCCGCCACCCAGGGCGGCAGCTACACGACCCGTGGGACGTTCCCCGCTCAGACCACCGCGGGTGGGGCGTACATCTCCGCTGCGATCTCCACCACGGAGCAGTGGTGGCGGGCCACGTTCACGATCTCCGGCACATCCCCAAGCTTCACAGCCGCGGTGTCCGCTGCTGTCAGTCCCTAACAGGAGCACCAATGGCATCCCATGTCCTCAACGATGTCGAGCTGGTCATCAACAGCGTCGACCTCTCCGATCACGCCACCTCCGTCGAGCTCAACATCGAGATCGCCGAGCAGGACAACACGGCGTTCGGCAACAACGGGTTCGCCTCGGCGCTGCCCGGTCTGAAGACCGGCAGCATGACGGTGAACTTCAACCAGGACTTCGCCGCGTCGTCCGTCGACGCGACCCTGTTCGCGATCCAGGCGGCGGGTGTGCCGGTGACGTTCTCGGTGAAGCCGACCACGGACGCCATCTCGGCGACGAACCCCGCTTACACGGGGAACTGCACCCTGTACACCTACAACCCGATCGCGGGTTCGGTGGGCGAGGTGAACCAGATGTCGGTGACGTTCCGCACCAACGGTGAGGTCACCCGCGACATCACCCCGTAGTCACTGGCTGGCGATTACTCCCAGGAGTCCGACCGCCAGGACGACGGCGACCAGGATCATCACGAACTGGGCTGCTGAGATCATC